AGTCGCAGGCGAAGCTTTAACTCCTGATCGGATACATCCATAGGGGGCCCCTAAATTGCACATAATATGTGCACAAATATGCACAATAATTAGACAGTTAACAAGCCCCGCGTATCTGCCTAAATATTAGGCAATGTTTCACGTGAAACATTTATATCATTTTTCACATGATTATTTGTGAGAAACATGGCCCAAGCCCCCGTCCCGCCAGCCGTGGGCGGCGGCGCGGGGTGCGCGGATTTTTGGCGGATTTCCGCGGTTTTTTGGTTCCATGCCGGAATCCGGATTCCTGCAACCGGCAAGCGCGGCCAGCGCATCAAATCCCATGTTTCACGGCCAGCGCATCCGGTGCCGGTCATCACGGCCAGCGACTGGCGCGGCTAACTTTCCGGAAAAGTTAACCGGCGGCCAGCGCATCACGGGGCGCGGTATGTTTCAGGGGATTAGCGGGCGGCGGGGCGCGGCCGGTTTAACTGGTTTAATCTTGGGGCTAGAACGGCCACTGGCGGGCATTAAAAAACCCCCGCCGGTTATGTACCAGCGGGGGCGTTGTGGGCTTGTGTGGGGCTTAAATGTCGATTGTGACGGTTGCGCCTGAAAGAACTTCTTTCACGATGGACTCAACCGCTTCGCGCTGTTCGTCTTCGTCTTCCCGTTCTGGCATCCGGTCATCTATCATTTCGCCGATTTCATATTCAAAATCTGAAATGCTCAGGTTTTCGATTTCTTCCCGCGCCGCATTGCTGGCCGCATCCTGCGCGGCGGATTCTGCGATTGCTTCCACGCGGTCACCGATAACCCCCATAATGGCCTTAGCGAAATCGTCTAGCTGTTCGGATTTCATCGCGGCGGCGCGGTCTGCGCTGGCCAGTTGTTCGCGCAGGTTTTGAATTTCTGCGTCTTTTGGGTCAATAGTTTCGGCTGGTATAAAGTTTTGATTTTCCATTTTGGATAGTCTCCCGTAGTTTTCCGGCGGCCAGCCAATCCGGCCGCCTTGGGATAATATGGGGGAAATCTTATATAATGTCAAATCCCATAAAAAAGCCCCGCCGGATTAGGGCGGGGCGGGCAGGGTCTGAGGGCGGGTTTATTCCTGCCCGATATCACCGGCCACATGGTGACGCAAGACGGTGCCGGACGGTAAGCTCCGCACAAAAGCCCGCAACCGTTCGCCGTCCGTTTCGGTCTGTTCCTGCTTGGCGGTATTCTGCCAGTGAATATTGACGTTGCCCCCGTCCGCATAACATCCGCCGCGCTCACTGGTTCCGGCTTTGCGCTTGCCTGCCCCGTGTGCTGTAAAGGTCACGACAAAAGACCGGTCTAGGCGGGCGCATAACGGGGCTTTATCCCCGCCGCAATTATTGCAGTTCACCGCGCTGTTATATTCGGCGGGGCATCGGATAAACCGGACACCGTCATATTCGGCGTTTTTCCCGTTTTCAAAATAGTTTTCCGGAACCACGGTTACAACCGGCGCGGGGCTGGCTTGCATGGCTAGCACGGCGGCGGCGGGGTTTGCCGCGCTGTAATTGATAACGGTTTTTTTCGGGCTTAGCTTATGCGCCCAAAATAGCGGGTGAAAATGTGAATAGGTAAAGCTCTCACCGCGGCGGGGCTTGGCATCTAAAACGGCGTCCAGATATTCAAAATCAATTTGTGATTCCGAACAACCCCGCCCGCTGGCGTTCAATTCGCAGGACGCGGGGCAGGTGCCAAACTTATCTTGATTGCCTGCGCGATATGTCACGGCGCATCCGGCGGTTTTCTTGGCGGTACTGATTGCGGTTGTTTTCAACATGGTTTTAATTTCCCGTAAAAGTTATATAAGATTTGTCCCATATATAGCGCAATAAAAAAGCCCCGTCAACAACGGGGCTTTTTCGGTGTTATGTGCTGGCCAGTTATGCGGCCACCTTATCCAGCAATGCGCCCGCTTTGCGCTCTAGGTCAATGCGGCTATCTTGGTGCGGGATATCACGGGCAAGCGCAGTGATTGCCTGCGCCGCATCCCAGACTGAGCGAACCGGCTTGTCTTCTTCTTCTATGTGACGGGCGGCGGCCGCCTTGGCCATGCGCTGGCTTAGTCCTGCCCGCTTGGTCAAAAACTCTAGACGGTCTTCGTCACTGCGGGCAACGATAGCATCCTGCGCGGCGGTCACGCCGTCCAAGAAATTAGCGGTTGCACCATGTGCAAATGATTGCAGGGCTGGCGCGGCCTCATAAGCAAACCGGTCAGGGGCAAACTTAGTATGCCGGATTTTAATTTCCTGAAAGTTTTCCACGCCCCACAAGTTACGGTTCATGCAAACCCCGCGCAGATACATTGCCGCAATGCCTGCGGTCTTACTGCCGGTCTCGCTGTTCCACGCATAAAAGCCGCGGAACATTAGGTCAGGGTCACCATTGGCCAGCTTGCCAACTTCAATGGGGTGCGTGTCATCCACCAAAAACAGGAACACATCGCGGTCACTGGCAAACAGGGTTGTCGTGTCTTTAGTCACCGGAACAAACGGGTCATAAATAGCACGGCCGTTTTGCATACCGGTCATCATGCCCGGAATCTTCCAGCGGTCAGGGTCAGCAAACTTTTGCACGGCCTCAATGATTTCATAATCAAAGATGCGGCCATAATCTGCACCGGTTGCCGCCCGCAGGTCACCGCCTTCGGTGGCATGGCCATACGCCTTCACCAGTTCTTTTGACCGGTTATAACGCAAACCCCATTGCAGGGCATCCGCCGCAATAGGTGCGGGCAGGTCTTTAAGGTAACCGGCAGGCGCACCGGCCAACTGGGCAAGCTGCCCGAATGACCAGTTTGTCGGCGTGTTGAACGCCTCTTGCCCCTGCTCGTCAGTGTATTCAACAAAGATATCACCACGGCTAGGGTTGGCTTCATCAAGCTGGCCGACAATCTGCATCTTATGCGTATTAACGATGCGGCTATTCATTGCCTGCGCGTCCTGCTTTTTATGTGCCAGCATATCATCCAGAGACAGAAACTTTTGGTCATCCGGACGGCTGAACCATTGTGATGATACTGCGCTATTACCGATGCCATGTTGAAAAGCATTGGTCTGATATGCGCCGGTTACTGGGTCACTGTGCTTGTGACGGTTAAGGTCTGCGATAGTTCCATTTTCGATAATGTTTTCCATGATTTTAACTCCCGTAAATGTGAAAAACCAGCGGGCATGATTGCGCCGCTGGTTTGGTTGTCTCATAAACTCGCATATATAGCAAGCTTATTTTTTAAAAAAGTTATCTGCGCCTTCGTCTGGCTGGTTTACTGGCGCGGCGGCTAAGCTCCGCATAGTCTTTGCCATAAAGCAGGCGGCCGATAAGTGTGAATATGAACATCAGTTATTATTCTCCCGTTCTTTTATGTTGATATCAGAAACGACAAAATCCAAATCGCTCAACCAGCTTTCGATTTCGTCACTTATATGCTGAACATCGAAGAGACTTTCATCATGTTCGCGCATCTCATCATCACGATTTAACGTGAAACTTACTGTAAATTTAGCCATCGTTTTACTCCCGTAGTTTGTGAACGATGTCTCATATATATGCGATTATCTAGGACTAATCAAGTCAAAAATAGTTTCCCAATGAAAAGGCTGAGCGCACCGGAACAGCGGTTCAACATCTGCCATGCCGTCCATCTTCAAATCAACTGCCGCATTTGCTGGATACAAAAAACATTCCGCCGGTTCTGTCGGCTTGGTTTGTTTCTTAATCAGTATCCAACAGGAGCCGTGCTGGTGCTTGGTAAGCCACGCAACTTGGGATGGTCTCAGGTCAACACGGTTGCTGGTGGTAAACTTCAATTCAACAAAATGAAACAAACCGGACTCATCACATATCATCAGGTCAGGGATACCTGCCCCGATGTAGTTTTCAATCCTCGTTAAGTTCCATTTCTTCCGCGTTCTCTGCGCCGCTTCCTTCACCTGCTTGTAAAAGCCTGCCTCTCGCTTTGTCGCGATTGCTGGCATTGTCTTTTTCTTCGGGAGTGATGTCGATTGTGATTGGGGCATAGCTATTCTTTATCTCCTCAAGTGCTTTCAAAACGTCATCCTTACTCATGCTGTCGATTGACCCATGACGGATTTCTGATTTGCTGACATAGATGTCACCCTGCGCTTGCCCCCTGCGATACTCAGCTTGAACGGCGGCAGAGTAAGCCCCGTTCTGAATGGCCAAATCCCGTATGCTTTGTAAGTCTCGTAAATGCCTTTGGTAGGTTACCCCAAACTTTTCGTCCAGTTCTCTGCGATAAGCATTGATTGCCGCAACAACGTGCGGGGACATATGGGGGTTTGTTAGCTCATACGCCCTAGAGTGGGCAGAGCCTGCGGCGTAACCAGCATTGATTGCCGCTTCCCGTAAAGTTATCTGCCCGTCCTTACTGACAAGCTCTTTAACAAAAAGCTCCTGCTTGCGAGTCAAAGGCTGTTCGATTGTGGCAGGGGGGCGACCCCGCCGGTCACGGGGCTTTCCAGTGACTTTGCTTTTGCCGGTATTAGTCATAAATCTTTCTCCAGTTAAAACGGCCTACTCCCATAGTTATACACGGATACACCTATATAGGTCAGAAAAAAGTTTTTTTATTTTTTTTGATTTTGGGCGCATTAAGGGAAATCTTGTATTTAACTGGTAACATTTTAGTAATCTGTGGTGTTACCCTTTATGTTACCCTTTTTTTTGTTGTGTACTATACATCACAGAGACAGGTAACACCGGTAACGCTGGTAACACCTATTTTACCTCATGTTTTATATTCTTTAATTTTGCTCCTATATAGGTGTAACGCGTTACTACAAGCAAAAAGGGCGACCCGAAAGCCGCCCTCTAAGACCCGTGAGCCGCGGCTCACTTATATTTTTTCAGGAACCGTTCGATTTGACGGG